ATTTACCATACAACAATTGTACATGATACAACAATTAAATTAGTAAATGTAGATACAGCAGCATTGTTGTATGACTATTTTGCAAAAAATATATACAATGATACATTACATTTACCAGATAGTTTAGGTTATGTATTCTTAACCGATACAATTACTAAAAATAAAATTGAAGGTAGAAAATTTATTGCTAAAGTAAAAGAAAAAGTAATTACAAATACTACAATTGTAAAAGAATTACCTAAAACAAAATTCTTTTATGGTTTAGAGGGTGGTTTTAATAAAGCAGATTTAATATCTCATTTAGGTATGGGATTATTAATCAATACAAAATCAGATAAAATATATCACTTAGGAGTTGGTGTTGCAAATAGAACAGGTGCAGATGCAACAACTGGAAAACTTTCACCTTACGTTGGTGGCGGTGTTTATTGGAAGATTAGATTGAAAAAATAATGAATACTCCACAAAAATCCTTAAAGGATGTAATCAAGGAACAATATCAAAAGTGTGCCGGTGACCCGGTATACTTTATGAAAAAATATTGTAAAATTCAACATCCGATTAGAGGAAAAATAGCGTTTGAGTTATATCCATTTCAGGAAGATACTCTAACAGATTTTAAAGACCATAGATATAATATTGTTCTTAAATCTCGTCAGTTAGGTATATCAACATTAGTAGCAGGTTATGCACTATGGAAAATGATATTCAATGAGGATTTCAACGTTCTTATTATTGCGAACAAACAAGATGTAGCAAAGAACTTAGTATTAAAAGTTAGAACGATGAACCAACTTTTGCCTGTATGGTTAAGAGTTGCAGAATCGGAAGATAACAAACTTTCCCTTAGATTAAAAAATGGTTCACAAGTAAAAGCGGTATCTTCAAAACCTGACTCTGGTCGTTCTGAAGCCTTATCCCTTTTAGTATTTGATGAAGCAGCCTTTATTGATTACATTGATGAGATATGGACCGGTACTCAATTGACCTTAGCTACCGGTGGTGATTGTATTGCATTATCTACTCCAAATGGTGTGGGTAATTGGTTTCATAGAATGTGGGTTGGTTCAGAAAATGGTGAAAACCTATTCAATCCAATCAAACTTCACTGGACGGTGCATCCTGATAGAGAACAAGATTGGAGAGATGAGCAAACACAACAATTAGGTGAAAAACAAGCAGCACAAGAGTGTGATTGTGATTTCATTTCTTCTGGTGATAACGTAATTGATGGTGACCTTTTAATATGGTATAGTGAAAACAACGTATGTGACCCAATTGAAAAGACTGGGTTTGATAGTAATATATGGTTATGGAAAAAACCAGATTATAATCGTTCATATGTAGTAACTGCAGATGTAAGTAGAGGAGATGGTAATGATTATTCAGCATTCCACATCATAGATATAGAATCGATGGAGCAAGTAGCTGAGTACAAAGGTAAGATAGAACCAACTGATTTTGGTAATATGTTAATCAGTATAGCAACCGATTACAATGATGCATTACTAATTGTAGATAATGCAAATATTGGATGGGCAACAATACAACAAATATTAGATAGAGATTATAAGAATTTATTTTGGAGTAATAAAGATGTTCAATATGTAGATGTTAACACACAATGGACTAACAAATATTATAGAGAACAAAAACAAATGATTCCTGGTTTCACAATTTCATCGAAGACAAGACCTATGATTGTTTCAAAGATTGACCAATATATGAAAGATAAATCAGTTATTATACACTCTAAAAGAACGATAGATGAGTTATTTACTTTCATTTGGAGTAATGGTAGAGCAGAAGCAGCTAGGGGTTATAATGATGACCTTACAATGGCATTGGGTATTGGATTATGGGTTAGAGATACTGCATTAAGATTAAGAAACGAAAGAGGTTCATTGGCACAAAGTGCATTAAACGGATTTGTTAAAACGGAATATAGTCCAGTTTATACACAAAGAGATTTAAGAGAAGACCCTTATAAAATGAATGTGGGCAGTGATGATTTTGAAGATTTAAGGTGGCTTATTAAATAATATAATATTTATATATTGTATAACGAGGAAAATATAATGAAGAAAAGTTTTTTATATGAATTTTTTGGTTTACCTTTAAGTAAATCAAGTCACACTATGGAAGATGGACAAATAGTAGAACTAGGTAAAGTTTATTCTAATCCATTTGTAAATGCATTTAGTAAGATAACAGAAGATATTGATGATGATATAGATGAGTATGATGTAGATGAGGATGATATAGAAGAAATGGAAGATTTTATAGCTTTTCTTAAAACTAAGGTTAAAGAAAAAGAAATGTATAATGAATCTACATTAGAGGAAGCAGAGTATCAAGGTAGAGAAGTACAATTGGGCAAACCAACGGCAGGAGATGTTAAGAAGTTTAAAGTGTATGTAAAGAATCCTGCTGGTAAAGTTGTTAAAGTAAACTTTGGACACGGTGGAACATCGGCAGCGGCTAAGGGTGAGAAAACAATGAGAATAAGAAAATCTAACCCAAAAGCGAGAAAATCGTTTAGAGCTAGACATAATTGTGATACTCCAGGACCTAGAACAAAAGCAAGATACTGGTCTTGTAGAAAATGGTAATATAAAATAATATGGCAGATACTTCATTTTACGGCAGGTTAAAGAAATTATTTTCAACAGCGGTTATCGTAAGAAATCAGGGTGGAAAGTTAAAGGTAATTGATTATGATGAAACACAAGCAATAGCTACCAATCTTAGAGATAGGTATATGAGATTGCATTCATCGGCAATGAACAATACTTTTGAAAACTATTTGGCTTATCAACAAATAAGACAAGAGTTATTCAGAGATTATGATTCAATGGACCAGGATCCAATCATAACATCTGCATTAGATATTTACGCAGATGAATCAACGAGTAGAAATGAATATGGTAGAATTGTAGAAATCAAAACTAACAATGACCATATTAAAGATATCCTAACTAACTTATTTTATGATGTTGTAAATGTAGAATTCAATTTATGGCCTTGGGTTAGAAATATGGTTAAGTATGGTGATTTCTTTTTACATTTAGAGATTGCAGAAAACTTAGGTATAGTAGGGGTTCAACCATTATCCGCATATGAAATTACGAGAGTAGAAGGATTTGACCCGAACAATTGGCAGGCTGTAAAGTTTGTTCATACTCCATTGGCAACTAAATCATTATTCGTAGCAGGTCAAAAAACTGAATACGAAAATTATGAGATTGCACATTTTAGATTATTATCAGATACAAACTTTTTACCTTACGGAAAATCAATATTAGAAGGTGCTAGAAGATTATGGAAACAATTATCATTGATGGAAGATGCAATGATTATCCATAGAATTGTAAGAGCTCCACAAAAAAGAATATTCAAAATTGATGTAGGTGGTATTGCTCCAAATGAAGTAGACCAATACATTCAAAGAATTATAAACAAATCAAAGAAAACTCCATATGTGAACGCGGATACTGGTGAGTATAACTTAAAGTATAACGTTCAGAACTTAATGGAAGACTTCTATTTACCGGTTAGAGGTAATGATAGTGGTACTGAAATCACAAATTTAGATGGATTAGAGTACGCACCTATGGAAGATATCGATTACTTAAAAAATAAGATGTTTGCAGCATTAAAAATACCTAAACAACATTTAGGATATTTAGAAGATGGTAATTCAAAAGCTACATTAGCTGCAATGGATATGAGATTTGCAAAAACAATTGAAAGATTACAAAGAATTGTAGTTGATGGTTTGGAAAAGATTGCAATTGCTCACTTATACTCACAGGGTATTGATGATAGTGAATTAACTAATTTTGAATTAGAATTAACATTACCATCATTAATATACGAACAAGAGAAAATTAATCTTTGGACAATGAAAATGGAATTGATTCAAAAAATGGACCAATTAAAAGTAATTTCTAAAGAATGGATGTATAAGAATATACTTAATTTCAGTTACGAAGAAGCAGAATTACAAGTTGAAGGATTGAAAAAAGATGCAATGCTTATGTTTAAGCTTACCAACTTAGAAACAACCGGTAATGAAAAACCACAAGACCAGCAAGGTATGATGGGACAACAGCCACCATTAGGAAGTGATGAAACAGGACAACCTATGGATACGGATGAACCACCTGTTGATGGTGAGGAACAACCGGAAGAAGAACCAACACCAAACGGACAACCATTAAATGTTGAAGACCAAATCCAAAAATTAAAATCACAATTGGGTGGTGAAGATGAAGAACAACCACAACAAGAAGCGAAAGCAGTTGGTAGACCAAAAGAATATTCAACACGTGGTAAGGATAAATCACCATTTGGTAGAGATGTAACTGGTAGTAAAGACTTAAAAAACCAATATAAAAACGAAAGTTTTATAGATATGTTAAAGAAAAACATAACTAAGGGTGGAAAAACAGTAATAAGTGAAGGAAAATCTATGTTAGATGAACAAAATATCATAGAAAACTAATTCTTATTTTAACACCTTATATTTATAAATGGAATAATGTATATAAATGAAACAAATTAAACATTCAAAGTTCAGAAACACAGGCTTTTTATTTGAATTGCTAGTGAGACAAGTAACCTCTGATATCCTTAACAATAGAAAGGGTATAGCAGAAGGATTATTAAAAAAATACTTTAATTCAAAGACCGAATTGTCTAATGAGTTGAAATTATATCAATTTATTGTATCGGAAAGATATAATAGTGAAAACAGAGCAGAGAGATTTGTTGATGCTGTTGTTGAGAGTAGAGCTAAATTAGATGAAAAGAAAATCTTAAAAGAGAAATATAATTTAATTAAAGAAATTAAAGATAATTACGCAATTGAAGATTTCCTACGTTCTCAAATACCTAACTATAAAGTGTTAGCATCGGTATATAAAATATTTGAATACAAAGTAAATGTTGACCAAAATTACGACCCTAAAGATTTCGTAAATACAAAATATACATTAGTTGAACATTTAATTGGTAAAACACCAACAACTAAGGCGTTAAGTGAAACTACAATACATACTGACTTAAAGAAAGAAGATAAAGAAATTCAATTACTTTCTTACAAAATGTTAGTAGATAGTTTTAATAAAAAATATAATAATCTTAACGATAAACAAAAAGGTTTATTAAAAGAATATATAAATTCATACACTAATTCTGATAATTTAAAAAATCATGTAGTGGCTGAAGTTAAATCATTAATAAAAGAATTTAAAAGAATTTCTTCTAAAATTAATGATAAGGTTACAAAAATCAAATTAGCAGAAACAATGAATCAGTTATCAAAAATTGGTAATTCACAAAAAATAAAAGACAATCATATCACATCTTTGATTATGTGTTATGAATTGGAAAAGGAATTGAGCGATGTTCAAAAAGGAATTATCTAACGAAGATATCAGTAAATTAAAAGAAACGATTCGTACTAAACTCAGAGAGAAAAAAATCGAAGAGGAAAATACTACGGCATCGGCTGATGGATATAATACTCCATTTGCATTTGGTAAAGATACAAAAGGTGATATCAAACGTAAAGTTAAATCATCTGGTACCGGATTTGAATTTGCTAAGAGTATAGACGAAAATCGTTGGTTGGATTTAAAAAGAGATGAAACTAGAACTCCATCTCAAAAAGTATCACATGGTATTAGAGAAGTTAAGAATCAATTAGCAGAAATTGAAAGATTTGTTAATTGGTACAATCGATTAAGAAGTGAAAACAACTTAGGTAAAAATGATTTCTTCAAACGAACCAACACAAACATTTATAGAATTAAAGAAAGAATCATTAAGATTGCAAGTTCTATACAAGAAATAGATAAAGCAGAAGGTGAAGATAACATTGAAGAAGTTGAAGGAGCAAAACCTATGGCAGTTGATAAGTATGTAGTTACAGCAACTCCAAAGGGTGCAAGTAAAAATGCAGAAAGAAGAACTATAACAAAACCGGCACCAAAAAACTCAGCAGAAACACAACAAAAGAGTTTGAAGAAAATGGATAAATATCAATCATTAAGATTAAAAAAAGCATAATATGAAATTATCAGGATTAGTACCGATGCAAGCATTGGGAATGACAACAAGAAGACCAGCAAACGCTATCAAAGAAAGTGAAATGGATGTAGTTCCAACTGAAAAAGATAGTAACGTAGCAAATGGATTACCTCAAACACAAGGTGATGATAAAATACAATTAAGTAGAGAACATTTCAAAAACATCGTTAGAGAAGTAATGAAAGAAGAATCTGAATATCAGAGAATATTTCAAAAAATGTTAAGTAAGTTTGGTGTAAATTCTCCAGCTGACTTAAGTGATGAACAAAAGAAAAAATTCTTTACTTTGGTTAAAGGTATTCAAACTGAATTAGCAGAAAGAATGAAAATTAAAGAAGCTGAACTAAGTGGTGGTCAAAAGAAATTAGATGTAGATGGTGATGGTGAAATTGAAGGTTCTGATTTAGCTAAATTAAGAAGTAAAAACGAATCTAAAAAGAGAAAATAATTAGAGGATAGTATATGTTATTGAAAAGAGGTGATAATAACGAAAGTGTAAAACAACTACAAACTAAATTAGGTTTAGAACCAATAGGAAACTTTGGTCCTAAAACTGAGGAAGCAGTAAAAGCATATCAATTAAAGAATGGTTTAACTGCAGATGGTATTGTGGGTGATGGAACTTGGAAAAAGATTATGGGTGAAGCAACAACTTCTACTCCAACACCAACTCCGGTAGCAACAACTCCTATTGTAAATAGTGGTGCATTAAAATTACAAAATCTAAAAGGACATATTCCTGAGGCAGTTATAGGAATGATTCCAGATGTAGCAGCTAAGTTCCAAATAGATACTCCATTAAGATTAGCACACTTTTTAGCACAATGTGGACATGAGAGTGGCGGGTTTAGATTAACAAAGGAAAACCTAAACTATTCAGCTAAAGGTTTGATGGGTATATTTAAAAAGTATTTCCCAACTGAAGCATTAGCAAACCAATACGCTAGACAACCTGAAAAGATTGCTAACAAAGTATATGGTAATAGAATGGGTAATGGTTCTGAAGCAAGTGGTGAAGGTGCAAAATTTTGTGGTAGAGGATATATTCAATTAACAGGAAAGGATAACTACACTGCGTTTGGTAAATCAATCGGTGAAGATGTTTGTGCTAACCCACAAGTAGTAGCTGAAAAATACGCATTACTTTCAGCAGCATGGTTCTTTAGCAAAAACGGATTACATAAAATGGCAGATGGTGGAGCAACTGATGCAGTAGTAACATCAATAACAAAAAGAGTAAATGGTGGTACTATCGGATTAGCTGATAGAATCAAACATTTCAATGAATATTATAAATTATTAGCATAATGAAACCATTATTAATAGAACATACCTTATTTGAAGGAAAGATTAGCGAAGACCAAAACGGAAAGTTTTTGGTTAAGGGTGTTTTGCAAAGAGCTGATGCAGCAAATCAGAACAATCGTATATACCCTATGGCAATCTTAATGAGAGAGGCAAAGAAGTACGATGTATTAATTAATGAAAGAAGAGCTTTGGGAGAATTAGACCATCCAGAATCGACTGTAATCAACCTTAAAAACGTTTCGCATAATATTGTAGAAATGCATTTTGAAGGACAAGATTTAGTTGGGACAGTAGAAGTATTATCTACACCATCTGGAAACATTTTAAAAGAATTATTCAAAAACAATATTCGTTTAGGTATTAGTAGTAGAGGATTAGGTTCAGTTAAACCAATGAGAAATGACCAGGTAATGGTACAAGAAGATTTTGAATTGATTGGATTTGATTTTGTTTCTAACCCTTCAACACACGGTGCATTTTTAACTCCTGTAAACGAAGGTGTAAGTAGAGAAATAGATGAGTGTGGTAGATTCTGTAAGGCACAAGATTTAATGAGACAAATTATAGAGGAATTAAACTAATGATAAAGTTAAAAGATTTATTGGGTGAAGCATACAATCCAGCAGAAGCATTCAACAAAAAGGTTAGTAAAATGACCGATAATAACGAACATACTGGAGCTACAATTGAATTGGCAATCTATATGGATGATAGAGATGCACTTACTAAATTGAACCAAATCAAAAAAAGACAGGATATTAAGGGTTCAATTGCAAGTAATAAAGATGCAAATGAAAGAAATAGTATTTTTAATAAATTGTTAAGAAAAGCAAAGAAAGAATTATCCGAAAAGGACTATAAATTAATCAATAGTTCATTTTAATATATTTATAATAGTATGATAAAGTTAAAAAAATTAATGGGTGAAGGTGAAGATAAGAAAGCACCTTCTCCGATGCATAACGAAGCAAGAAGACATTTCTTAGAAGTAATTTCTACCTATAAAGCATTTGGTAGAAAGTTACAAGCTGAACATGATTTAGCAGAAATTGCAAATACATTGGGTGGTATCGTAGATGCTGCAACAACATTCGCAGTAAAAGAAAGTGGAAATAACTTTGACCCTGCAACGGTTAAACGTAATATGGGTGATTTAGGAAAGTTATCAGCACAATTCGAAAAGAGTGCAAACGAAGCAAAACAATTACAACAAAGAATGAGTTCTCTATATGAAGATATGGGACACGTTTTAGGTAGATACTTTGATATGCAAGAAATTAGTGATGAAGATGCTGATTTTAGATTAGGTAAAAGACCTCCTAAAATGGAATCTTCTAAGTTAAGTGCATTAATGCCTCAACAACAAAATGAAGCAGAAGGTCCTTGTTGGAAAGGATATAAACAAATTGGAATGAAAGATAAAGGGGGTAGACAAGTTCCTAATTGTGTTCCAAATGAATCGATAGTAAATGAAGGTAATACGGCATACGAAACATTAATGTTAATTAGAAATTTAGAACAAACAAATAAACTATTAGCAAACGACCTTAAAACAAGCAAAGGATTACCTAACGATAAAAAAGAAAATATCAAAAAATCTATTGTAGTAAATCAGGGTTTAATAAATTATTACAAAGAAAACTATAAAAATCTTAAAAATAACGAATCAGTAGTAAAAGAAAGCAAATCAGATTGTGGATGTAATAAAGTACATGACTGTGGTTGTGGTGGACATCATATACACTAAAAAATAAAATAACAATGAGTACAAATTATAGAGCATTTAAAGTAAGTATAGTATCTAGTTCAGTTGCATTAGGTAAAGGAACAGCATATCCAAACGTATGGGGTATTATGAGAGGTGAAGGAAATCCAAGTGGTAGTATTAATTTGGAAGGTGGTGGAAGTATCAATTTAACTTCGATTGATAATCACCAAATATTTCCTTGTTACCCAAAATCAGTTACACTATCATCGGGTGCAATTATAATATTAGAATAATTAAGTTACAAATAAAATAAAGAATGATTATTATCGACAACGTCAACAACGACAATTTACAAAAAGCGTTAAAGACATTAAAAAAGAAATGGCAGGATTCTAAGACGGTTGAGCAATTAAGAGATAGAAAATATTTCACAAAACCTTCTGCTAAAAAAAGAGTTCAAAAAGAAGCGGCAGTTAGAAAACAATTAAGAACATCTAAAAACGCAATTGAATTCTTAAATTTAAAACAAATTCCGAAAAAATTCATCGGACTTTAATCGTTTTCTACAAAAAGTATATATGTATATTATATATTCTACATAATGTAGGATTTAATTTATTTAAGATACTCGATGAATACTCTATCTGATATAGAGTTCCGAAAGAATATCAAAATTCTATTTAAGCCGCCTAATCCTATAATGGCTTAACAAATCAAAAGGACATAAAGAAATGGCAAGTTCAAAATTATTGAAAGAAGCAATCGCTGATGCTAAAGCTGTTCGCGAAACTGCCTTGGCTAATGCTAAGATTCAGTTAGAAGAAGCTTTTACACCAAGATTGAAGTCTATGCTATCTCAAAAGTTAAGAGCTGAAGCTGAAGACAAAGCATCTGATGAAGATGAAATGAAAGAAGCTTATGGTGATGACGAAGAGAAAGAAGAAGACAAAATGGAAGAAGATTACAACTCTTCTAACATTGGTGCTGGCAGTGGTGGTACAACATCAGGTCAGAACAACAAAAAACCAACCGAACACAACGCTGGTGCTGAAGACAAATTAGGTGCAGCGGATGTTACATCGACTTCTAAAAAACCAGAAGCTGAAGTAGAAGATTACAAATTTGAAAAATCTATTACAGAAGAAAATGATGAAGAAGAAGAATTAGCAACCGAAGGTGATGAGTACGGTAATGATGACCAGCAACAACACGCTGAGCCAGATGCAGATAATGCAGGTGGTGCAAGTGATTACGATGCTGATAATCAACAATCAGAAGATGACTTAGATTTAGAAGCAATCATTAAAGAGTTGGAAGACGAATTACATGGTGGTTCTGATGATATGGAATCAGAAGATGATTACAATGCAATGGGACATGATGATGTTCAAGATGAATCAGCTGATGAAGTTGATACAGTAATGAATGCAGATGAACCAGATGCGGTAATTGCTCGTAACGAAAGTGACGACAAAGATGAAGATGACGATATGAATATCGAAGAAATCATCAAAGAATTAGAAGATGAAGAAAAAGCTGAAGAAGAAGAAAAAGAGAAAGTAGAAGAATCAAAAAGATTGAAGAAAGAATTAGCAGAAGCTATTTCAGTAATCAAATCATTGAAATCTACAATCAATGAAGTAAACTTATTGAACGCTAAATTATTGTTCTCTAATAAATTATTTAGAAGTTATAACTTAACTAACGAACAAAAATCAAAAGTAATTGATTCTTTAGATAGAACAAATACAGTTAGAGAAGTGAAACTTGTTTACTCAACATTAGCTGAATCTATGAAATTTGCAACTAACTCTCCAAAGAAGAGTTCTAAGCCAATGGCTGAAGGTGCAAGCAGAGTTCAGACTAGTACAAAACCAACAGCTCAAAAAGCAATCGTTAGCGAAGGTACAACTTACGCAAACAGATTTAAAGAGTTAGCTGGAATTTTAAAATAACAAAAAAAATAAGGAAAAAACAAAATGGCAAATTTTGATTTATCGAAACTTATGGAAGGCAAAAACCCAACATCTATTATGCTTGAGCAGACTAGAGGATTAAAATCTAAGTGGGAAAAAACTGGTCTTTTAGAAGGAATAGACAACAAACCTCAACAACACGCAATGGCTGTGTTACTTGAAAACCAAGCAAAACAATTGCTTGATGAAGCAACTGGAACAAGTACAACTGGTGGTTCTGAAGAATGGAGTGGCGTAGCTCTTCCATTAGTAAGAAGAATCTTTGGTGAAATCGCTGCGAAAGAATTCGTAAGTGTTCAACCAATGAACTTACCATCAGGTTTGATTTTCTACATGGACTTCAAATATGGTACATCAACAAACGGATTTACTAAGGGTGATTCTATCTATGGTAATTCTGGTGCAGTAGGTAAAGATTCTTTATCTCCAGCTGGTGACAAATTAGGTTCTACACAATCTCCAACAGGTGGTTTGTATGGTGCTGGAAGATTTGGTTACACAGTTAATGATGCACAATCTTCATCAGTTGCAAATTTATGGTCAACATCTTCAGTATCTTTTGCTGATGTAAGCTATGATAGTAACTTCGTTGCTACTGGTTCATACAAGAAAGTAACTGTGGGTATTCCTTCAGATGCTGATTTTAATGCAGTTAAAGCATTTACAATTGCTGGTGCACAAATCACCGGTGATATTTATCCTCAATTTACAGCTATTAGTAGTACAAATGTAACTTTCATCACCAACGAGATAACTGGTATATTAACTGGTTCATTAGTGCTTAACTATGAAAAACAACCAACTGCAGCTAATAGAGGTGATTATGAAGATAGAGATGCAGATAGATTAAATGACGTTGCTGACGGAAATTCTTTGAATATCCCTCAAGTTGACTTAGAATTGAAATCTGAAGCAATCGTTGCTAAGACTCGTAAGTTGAAAGCAGTGTGGACTCCTGAATTGGCACAAGATTTAAACGCTTATCATTCAATTGATGCAGAAGCTGAATTAACTTCTATGTTATCTGAGTACATCTCTTTAGAGATTGATTTAGAAATCTTAGATATGTTAAAAGCTAACGCATTAACTACTGAATATTGGTCTTTAAAAGTTGGTCAAGAATGGAACGGTTCTGGATTCTCAATTGATTCTGATGTAGCTGCAGCTTCTGCATACACAAGAAACACTTGGTTTCAAACTTTAGGTACTAAATTAAATAAAGTATCTAACAAAATTCACCAATTGACTATGAGAGGTGGTGCAAACTTTTTAGTAGCATCTCCTGACGTATGTACAATCTTAGAATCAATTCCAGCGTTCTCTGTATCTGCTGATAAAGATGCTAAGCAATTTGCAGCTGGTGTAACTCAAGTAGGTTCTATTGCAAACAGATATACTGTTTACAAAAACCCTTACATGACTGAAAATGTAATCTTAATGGGTTATAAAGGAAATAACTTCTTGGAAACTGGTGCCGTTTACGCTCCTTACGTTCCATTGATTTTAACTCCTTTGGTTTACGATCCAGATAACTTCACACCAAGAAGAGGTGTTATGACTAGATACGCTAAGAAACTAGTTAGACCTGAATTCTTCGGTAAAGTTGTAATCGGTGACTTGAACTTATTATAATCTTTAAGAAAATAATAAAAATAGGAAAGGGGGTAGAAATACCTCCTTTTTTATGTCATTTTTTATATTTATATTTGAACAAAAATAAAAACAAAAAAAAGGATTAATAAAATGTCTAGAGTAAAAAGAATTTTCCCTGAATTACCTGATGTAACTCCAGTAGCAGGAACAAAGATTTTAGTAACAGATGCAGAAAATTTCGCATTTGGATATGCAGATGTAAGTACATTACAAGTAACATTGGATGGTACAGGTTTAGCAAGTGATGCTGCTTTGAGTGCAGTTAGTGCTTCATTTGCTTCAGTAAGTAGAGTATATAACATTAGTGGTAGTTTTGCAAATGATGGTGCAGCAGCTGCAGCAAACATCCCAGTAGGTGGATTGTATCACACATCTGGTACAGTTAAAGTTAGATTATCATAATTTAATTT